GTACCAAGCCGCCCGGGCGCGGGCTTTGTTTTTTTCGTGGTGTTTGTAGTAGGAACGGCGATCGTTTTCGGCGCGTTGCTCGGTCGTTGTGTTTGGTTTGTAGGTATTCGAACAAGGCCGACAATACGACGCGAAGCGTTTGGCTTTTTGCGGAGTAAGAAACAAATAGAACTCTTCAACGTCTTTGGTTTTTCCGCATTTGCGGCAACGTTTGACGCCGGCCGTGCGTTCAGCTTGCGCGCTTTTTGTCCAACGACACGATGGAAACCGCCGATCGAACTCTTCGATTGTTTGTCTTTTTTTCATTGGTTGAACCCTTCTACAAAACGCCCGAATTGCGGTTGAAACGTGAGGTTGATTGTCCCGGTCGGGCCGTTGCGTTGTTTCGCGACTATGATTTCGGCCTCGTGCGGCCGCTGGCGGTCGGAGTCTTCGCCGTTGTAGACACAATCACGATAAACAAAAAGAATCTTGTCGGCGTCTTGTTCAACCGCTCCGGATTCGCGCAAATCCGAAGGCAAGGGCCGCTTGTCGCGGCGCTTTTCAACGTCGCGGTTGAGTTGTGAAAGAATGAAAACCGGGGCCTTGTTCGCCCGCGCCCATTCTTTGCAGGCTTTACTCATCGCCGTCACTTGCAACTGGCGATTTTCGAAAGCGTCGCTTCGAGTCATGCCGGGTACAAGCTGCAGGTAGTCGATCACCGGGATCCGGCCTTTGCTCCGTTGCAACATTTCCGAAAGCGTGAGAGATCCGCGATCTTCGAGGCGGAGATCCATTGATGCGTCAAACATATCGACGGCCGCTTGCCAGCGTTTGAGGGCCTCGGTCGGTTGTAGAATGTGATGATTTGGGATGTCGCAAAGGATAGACAAACAACGGTCGAGAACTTCGCCCGCGCCCATTTCCATGCTGTAGAAGTCGACGCCGCGTTGAAACGACAACGCGATCGCGAGGCAAAGCGCGAGGGCCGTTTTGCCCATCCCGGGCCGCGCCGCAATCACAACAAGTTCGCCGTCGCGAAACCCGCCTTGAATGATTTGGTTGATCGCCGTCCAAGTCGTTTTGAGGACGTGCTTTTGAGGGATCCCGATCCCGTCAATCAGGGCTTGAAAGCGGGCTTTGAGTCGGTCGGCGAATGGTTCAACGTCGACGTTTTCGGTTGTCGGGAGGCCCGCGATCAACTCGGCCATTTGTTCGGGCGTTGCGCCCGTCGCCAGCGCGCCCGACATAAGGCGACGCCGCGCGAGGCCGGCGAGGTAATGCACGGTCACTTCGAGATCCGCGCGGGTTTTGCCCGCTACTTCCCACTGGTTGAGGATGTCGAGGGCTTGGATCAAAAAACGGTCGAAGTTGTCGGGCGGGTTCGGCCTTTCCATGATTGAAACCGGGTCGGTCAACCCGTCGACAGCGATCGCTTGCCAAACGAAGCGCGCGGCCTCACTGGCGAACAAATCCGCGCCGAACGTTCCCATCGTACCGAATACGGTTTCACGGTGCGCTGGCGATAGCATAGCGGCCGCGACTTGCATTTCGTGGATCGGGCTTGCATCGTTGCCCGTGGTTGTGGTATTTTTCATTCGATCCTCTTTCCGAGTGTGGTCAAATCAAAACGGCAACCCTTCGAGGGCGGCGGGCTTCCTCTCCGTTGTGTCGCCGCCCTTGTTGGTTTGTTGTAATGGTATCACGTTTTTCGGTTGCTTCTTTTCTTTCTTGTCGAACTTCGGCCGGATCCCCCACCGGCTTCGACGTTTCCCTTTTTTCGTCAAAACAACGATCGCGCCGATACTGGCGAGCCGCTCAAAACTCGCGCGGAGTTGTCGCTCAGTGATCCGCAGTTGGTCGGCGGTCGCGGCCCGGGCGGCGCTATAGACGCCGGCCCGATCACTCTGCCACGACAACCATGACCAAACGCCAAGGTCGAGGGCCGTGATCTTGCCCTCGTCAAGCGCCCGCATGATTTCGGCGATCATGCGTCGCCAGCAAACGCGCGCGCGTATTCGAGATGATTGACGAAGGGATCGCTTTGCTTCGGTACGCTCGACAACGCCGGGCCTTTGTAGGGTTGCAAGGCGTCAATCATGCGTCGCAAAGAGACCGGGTGGATCTCTTTGTGCGAGCTTGCGCCGATTTTCGTCTTGATCGCGCCGTCGCTGGCGGCTTTGTCAAATCCGGATTCGCGCAGCTTCGCGAAGTACGCTTTGAGAAGTTTGGCTTTCTCTTTTTCCTCGGCCTCGGCGGCGGCAGCCATTCGTTCCCGATGTCGCTCGTTGAAGACCTCGCGCAAGGCGTCGCGCGTTTTCTTGTCGACGGCGCGGTTTGCTTTGATGTCGCGGCCAATTTGATCAAGGCGCTCGTGATCGTTGGCGAGTTTGATTTGCTTCGTGTAGTAGTCGAAATAGTTGATTTCGGGCTTGGATCGGGTATCGGGTCGGGCTTGGGTTGTTTCGGCTCGTTTTGGGCCGTTTGCGGGCCGCGAAAGGCCGCTTTCTTCGAATAGTGGTAACTCGATTTCGAGGGCAAGGCGCAAAGCGCGCCCGGTTGCCCTCGTGCAAGCGTGACCGAGGAGGGCGTGGTTGCCGCCGCGCTTGCCTACTGGCGAGCCGGCGCTTGATCCGTATTCCACAAACAAACGATCGCCCGGCATCACGACTTCGCAACGGAAATAGAAAACGCCTTTTGCGGGGTCACACCACTCGTTGACCGGCTGGCAGACAATCGACACGACGCCGGCGCGTTGCGCGAGGACGCGAAGCCCGGCGACCGTTACATATAGCTTGCCCGAAAGGTTGACGACGTGGCCCATTTGCTCCGAAAGGCCGAGCTTTTCGGTATACTGGCGAGGGTTCATTTTCATTTTGTGTTCTCCGTTGTGTTTTGTTGTCAATCGAGGTTGATCAAGGTTTTCCATGCAAGTTCAACCACAGCTGGAACCTGTCCGTTTCCAGCTGCTTTGATCCTGTCCAGTCTATGGGCCACCCCATTAGATACTCGTAAAAAGTCGGATCTAGATTCCCAAACTTGCCGCCGCTGTAGTGTTTCCCGTGTTTTTTGAAGTGTTCTTTGTGTTGTTTTGTTCTCCAAGGGGGCAAATTTTTGTTTGTGCATATGGTCCCGCTTGTCATGATCATCGCTTCTAAAAAAGAAATTTGACCATTGTCTACTTTTTTTCTCAACTGTATCATATGGCCTTGATTGTACAGTCCTTGTGCGCATGGTGTGGGCCAAAATCCAGATCCGTTTTCTAACGTGCGGAGCGCCGGCGTTGTTCGCCCCCACAACACCCCATCGCGCGTCATACCCCATTGCGGCAAGGTCAGCGATGACGACGTCAAGACCTCGGCAAACAAGCAACGGTGAGTTTTCCACGAACACGAATCGCGGTCGAACTTCGCCGACAATTCGCGCCATTTCCCGCCATAGTCCAGATCTGGATCCGGCAAGCCCGGCCCCTCTTCCGGCGCTTGATATGTCTTGACAGGGAAACCCGCCCGAAACGACGTCAACAAGGCCTCGCCACGGTCGGCCGTCAAAGGTGCATACGTCAGACCAGATCGGGAACGGTTCAAGGTGTCCTTCGTTTTGTCGCCGAACAAGTATGCCTCGGGCGTACTCTTCGATTTCGACGGCGCAAACGGTTCGCCAGCCGAGCAACTTTCCGCCGAGGATTCCACCGCCGCCCCCGGCAAAAAGCGCGAGCTCTTGGAGGCCTTCAACATCGCTTTTGAGATTGTCCACACTGTTTTCTCCGTTGTGTTGTTGGTTGTCACCAATTGGGGAAACGATACGCGATTTCTCCCGCCGACGCGCGAAAATAGGAAATGTCGGCTTTGCCTTCTTTTTTCAGTTTGTAGTATGCCTTATTTGCGAGGCTGGCGGGATCCCACACTTCCGGCTCATCTGACCAAGCCAGTCGGTATTTTGGAAACCTGTTTCGGTAGCCGGGTTGAACACAACGCAAGTCTTCCTTTGTTTCGTTGATCTCTTTTTTCATTGCTTGTTCTCCGTTGTTGTTGGGGCGTGATTGCATCCCGGACGCGCTGGCGGCGCGTTTCGGCCCCCGCCGGGGCCTCATCAGCGGGTTAGTTTTTACTCAAACCAGTGACAAGTGTTCGGGTATTGCAATTCAAAGTCGATCTCGTTGTCGCAAAAAACGCGTTCAGAAACGATCCACCCTCCATCAATTCGCGTTTTGTATTCGGCGCGCGCATCGTGCGCCCGCAAGCCGTGTGTTTCATTTTTGCGACCTTTGCGATTGATAATGTATACCGTTGAATTACTGACAACGACAAAAGTAGAGTCGAGAATGTCACCAGCTTTGTAGGGTTTCGGGTTTTTCAAAGTATAAACTTTCATCTTTTTTCTCCGTTGTTTTGGCGTCGTTGCCTCTGAGATCGTTTATTGCATACATCCTTGAACAAACGCAAGTATTTTTTCTGTTTTTTTTCTACTTTTTTATAGTGTGTTGATTTTATTACAAAAACAAAGCCAGCCAACCGACCGCGCCGAGGGCCGCAAACGTGATCAAGCTGCCAAGGTGTTCGAGGATCAAGTCGATCGTTTCTCTTTTCATGGTTCGTTCTCCGTTGTTGTTGGTTGGTAGCATCCCGGACGCTGGCGGCGCAGCGTTTCGGCCCCCGCCGGGGCCTCGTCAGCGGGTTACGCGTTGACCGAGCGCGCAGCTTGCGCCGCGTCGACGATCTCGCGCTGGCGAATGAAGTGCGCCGCGACGGCTTCGAGGCAATGCCAAAGTTTGAACTCGCGCGCTTCGCCGGGCGTCAAGGGTCGCGCCGGGGCGTCGTCGTCTAACCGCGCGACAAGCTCGGCGGCCCCGGCCTCGTCAAAGCGGCCGTCGACGACCACCGGGATGTAATCGTGATCAAGCAAGATTTCGAGCGTTGAGCCGGTCACCACTTCGGCGCTCCGAATGTTTTCGATCGTCAAGATCGGCGTTCCGTTGTCGTACCCGGGCGCGCGGCTATGGTCGACCCCTTGCAAGGCGAAAGAGTACGAAACGCCGTCGACGGCGTGCTTTGCAAGGTATTTGTTGGCCTTGTACTCTTCGTTGAACAGCCAGTCGATCGCCTCGCTCAACAAGTCGATCTTTTTGGTTTTGTAGCCTTTGCGCTCCCGGCGGAGGGCTTGGATCTCTTCGAGGGCGTCGGCGGCGGATTGCGTGATCTTGATCGATTTCATGGTTTATTCTCCGTTGTGTTGTTGGTTGCTTGATTGCATCCCGGACGCGCTGGCGGCGCGTTTCGACCTCTGCCAAGGTCTCGTCAGCGGGTTAGTTCTTAGGCTTTCGACAAAAGCCCCAGCAGTTTTTCGAAGTCTTCGGAGGCTTCGGGGTGTACTTCCAAAAGTTGATCAAAGTATTTTGGGTCGGAGTTTTTCAGGTCTTCGATAAAACGAGGCATGCATTTGTAGACCTCAGCGAAACGCGCGCGTTGTGCAATGTAGCAGCGTTTGTGGGTTTTTCCGGTGTCTCGTCTAAAGTCGGCAGTGCGATCCATGATTCCGGCCTTGTTTGTTTGCAGACAAGCGAAAAGGTTAAACTTTCTGCAAATCATATCCATGATGAAACCCTGTCCGTTTGTGATGATGACTTTCATTTGCATGGCTTTTTTCTCCGTTGTTGTTTCGGCGTCGTTGCCTTCTGAAATCAATACTAGTGACATCCTTGAACAAACGCAATACTTTTTTTCTACTTTTTTTCTATAAAAATGAAAAGTGCAACAAAAACAAAAAGATACAATGCAATTTTTTTTCTGCAAAAAGTAGTTTGCCTTAGTTGCCGCCCTAGTTGACGCCCTACTTTTGATCTCGCAAGTCTACGAAAACAAAAGGCTTTTTGCATGTTTGTGATACAAAGCCCGCCCTAGTTGCCGCCCTAGTTGATGCCCTCGACGGTCTGCAACCCTTTGTTTTTGCTGCTAAAAATAGGCCTCCCCTTATACCTTATATAAGGAGGTTTTTCCCTGCAGGAAAAGCCCTCCTTATGCCGCGTCTGCACTTGCGCCGTTGGGGCGAAGTGCGCGGCCCCGTAGGCTTCGCAGGATCGGGCGGTTTTTTTGCGTTGCGACGCTTCGTTTTTGTGTTACAATGTCGACACGTCGGCGAAGCAAAGGCCGAGAACAAGGGCAACGGAGGCCGTTTTGATGCGCTATGATTACACGTTACATTTGCGGATCCCGTCGGAGATCATGAAACTCGTCGACCGGGCGACGCGGGGTTCGTATCACTGCAAGCGATCTGATTGGTTGCGCGCCGCGATCGTACAAGCTGCGGAGCGCGAACTAGGGTTGACGCCGCCGAGCGCCGATCCCACCGGCGCGCTTGGACGTTGGCGACAAGCGCAAAAGAAAGGCAAACGACGATGAGCGCGCAACTCAAACTAACCGACGAGGTCGCCGACGTGATCGTCGCCGCCTTCAAAAAGGGCGCGTCGCAAGCCGTCGCCGCGTCGCTGGCGGGGATCTCAAAGCGATCGTTGGAGCGGTGGTTGCAAGTCGGCCGGGCGTATCAACACGCCCTCGAGGCCGGCGAACCCGTCGAGGAAAGGCACGAGCCTATGTTTCGACTTTTGCGGCGCGTCAAAAATCAGGAAGCACAGTTTTTGTTGACGGCCCTCGATTGCATCGAACTCGCCGCAAGCCAGCCGCAAACGTGGCAAGCGGCCGCTTGGCTACTCGAACGCAAGGCACACGACGACTTTGGCCGCCACGCGCCAAAACAGGCCGAAACAAGCGAGGAATCACGAACGATCGTCATAAAGCACGAGATCCCGGGCTTCGAGGATGAGTGAGATCACGATCGACTACAAACCGCTGGCGGCGCAAGCGGCGTTTCACCTTTGCCGGGATCGGGTGAAATGTATGCTCGGCGGGGTCGGGTCGGGAAAAACGCGCGCGGGCGGGGCGGAGGCCGCAAACCACGCCCTCAACCAACCGGGTTGTGACGGGATGATAGTCTCGCCGACGTACAACATGCTCACGAGGCTTTCCTTGCCTTCGTTCCTCGAAACCCTACCCAAACAGGCGATCCGCGAGCATAGGCGCGGCGATCGCGTGTTTGTGTTGCACAACGGCGCGCGCGTTTGGTACGCTAGCGCAGACCGGCCCGAAACCCTCGACGGCTCGAACCTCGCTTGGTTTTGGGTCGACGAGGCCCGCTATATAAAGCGCACCGCGTACACCACGCTTTTGGCGCGCCTTCGCCAGCCGGGCGCAAGGCGTCACCAAGGTTTTTTGACGACAACGCCCGAAATGAATTGGTTGTTTGACGAGTTCGGAAGTGATTCAAAGCCCGAGGATCGCGGCATAATCAACGCGAAAACGGCCGACAACCACCACAACCCGACCGACTACATCGATCAAATGCGGCGCAGCTATTCGGCCTCGCTTTTCGAGATGTACGTCGGCGGCCAATTCGTACACTTAGCCGGCGGAGTCTTCGACGACTTTTCCGCCCGGGTACACGTACAACCGTTGACCGTTGATCCAAAGCTCCCGGTCAACCTCGCCGTCGATTTCGGCTATAGGTCGCCGTCGGTTTTGTTTTTTCAGTTGTTGCCGTTTTGCGCGGCGCACAAAAGCCGCCAATGTATGCACATTATAGACGAGGATCAACCGAGCAACACGCCGACGCGGGGCCTTGTCGAGCTTATCGGGCGCAAGTTCAAGCGGCATTCGTGGCGCAAGGGCCTCGCGTACGTTGACCCCGCCGGGGCCGCCGCTTCGATCGTCGAGGGTTATTCCGACGTGTCGCTCTTAAAGGCCGACGGCTGGCGAGTTCTGGCGACGTACGATCCGCGCAAACGCTGGATCCCGTACGGGATCGATCAAATCAGGATCAAGCTCAACCCTCACGACGGCCCGCCGAGCTTGTACATTGATCCAAAATGCAACCACGAACGCGGGATCGTTCGGTCGTTGCAAGCGTCAAAGTACCCGGAAAAAAAGGCCGGCGTACAAGCCAACATCCCCGAAAAATGCGGGGTTTACGATCACGCTCGCGACGCGTTGCGCTACGCCGTGATCGGTCTCAACAACAACGGAGTAAAGGTTCTATGATTACACTCGAACAAGCAAACGCCGCCGCCAACGAGGCCGCGCGCCGCTACTACGCCCGGGAGGGTCAACCGTACCAAGGATGGGGGTCCGACGAATCGACGGCCTCGAAAATGCCGTGGTTTGTGCGTTGTATCAACAAGGCCGCCCGACAAATGCGGATCAAGCCCGGCCTTGGTTTGTGCGCCCTTTGGGGCCGTTCCATGCAAGAAACCGGCGCGGCTTGGTACGACGTCGAACAAAAGAGCGACGCGCGTTGTGAGGAGCTATATGGCCCGCAAACGGCCACAGGAAAAAAGCTCGGCAACACGCAACCCGGCGACGGCGCGAAGTACAAAGGCCGGGGCGTTATTCAGGCGACCGGGCGGGCAAACTATACGAACTTTTCGAACAAGATCGGCGTTGACTTCGTCGACAACCCGGATCGAATCATTGATCCAGAATACGCGTCGCAGTTTATCGCGTGGTATATCGTCGAGGAAATGCCGCGCCGGTCGGAGTGCTTCCGGTTGCTCGAATGGATCAAAAACGACGAGTTGAGCCTACGCCAGCGAACGCACCGGGTCGCAGCTTGCATCAATTGGGGCGAGTATTACCCGTGCCGAAACTACCCGGCCGAAAGCCAGATCCACGGCTTCGACATGACGTTGATCTATGCCGAATCACTGGCGAGCGTTTTGGGGCTTCGTTATGATTGAACCCCGACTTTTGCGCGGTGATTGCGTCGAGGTTTTGCGCGGCCTCGCCGAAAACAGCGTTGACGCCGTCGTGACCGATCCGCCCTACGGCCTCGCGTTCATGGGCAAGAAATGGGATTACGACGTCCCGGGCGTCGAGGTTTGGCGCGAGTGTTTGCGGGTACTCAAGCCGGGCGGGTATCTTCTAGCGTTTGCCGGGACACGAACCCAACATCGAATGGCCGTCAACATCGAGGACGCGGGCTTCGAGATTCGCGACTTGATCGCGTGGGTCTACGGATCCGGCTTCCCAAAATCGCACGACGTAAGCAAGGCGATTGATAAGGCTGCTGGGGCCGAGCGTGAAGTTGTTGGTACGCAAACAAAAGCTAGAAGTACAACTTCTGACTCTGCAATC